TGCAGCATTTGGTGCTACATCCCGTGTAATTGTTTTAAATGTATTAGCCATTTGTTTTTCCTATGTTATCCAAGTGCAATTGCTAATGCCGTGGCCTCATCTATTGCAGCCGCAAGTGTTGCTAGTGTACCTGTAGCAGCAGGTAAAGTCAAGGTCACATCAGCTGTAGATGCTGGCCCTATTAGTTTTACTGAGTTACTTCCATTGTCTGAGTCTTCAAAGAATGATACAAATCCAGCAGAGGTGGCTCCGTTCTTTACAGATATACCTGCATTAGCTATTGGAATAGCTGTAAAGGTAGCTACACCAGTTTGTAACAGTGTGCCATTAATATCTACATTACCATCAATGTCTACAGCACCACTAATATCTAAGGTGGCTGCGTCTAATTCACCAGTTATGGTAAGGTTACGAATACCTGTGTAGTCTTTGTTAGAGTCGAGTATAACAGCCTTAGATGCTACAGCAGTACCAACAGCAGTGCTACCTATGTCTAGTGCGTTTAGCTCACCTACGACTGCAGTAATGCCGTCTAATGCGTTTAACTCTGCAGCAGTTGAGGTAACACCGTCAAGTATATTAAGTTCGGCTGTTGTGCTTGTAACACCATCAAGCAAGTTTATTTCCGTAGCTGTTGATGTTACTGCTACATCCTCATTAATTTTAGGTGATGTAAGTGTCTTGTTTGTAAGTGTGTCAGTTGATACAAGTGATACTAGAGTTGAGTTAGCACCTGCAGGAAGCAGCATAGTGTTTGTAACACTTGCACTGTGTGGCTGTCCAATAAGTATTTGACCGTGACTATTACTCTCGCAGTTAAACTGTATAGCACCTGAGTTAGTGTTGCCTCTAACAGCTACTACTCCTGTACCTTTTGCTAGTAAGTTTAAGTCAATATTAGAATCCCCGCCAGTTGCCTCTAATATTGGGCCTTGCAAGAAAGCTGTTGAACTTGCGGAGTTAGTCATCTCAAATTGATTTACTGCACTGCCTGTAGTTTGAAATATAAGTTGCTCATTACCATTAGCATCTGCAATAAAACCAGCATCAACTATTTTTGGTGCAGTAAGAGTTTTGTTTGTGAGTGTTGCAGTTGAAGATGCTGATAACAAACGAGAGTCACCACCACTACTTGGTAACGTAAGAGTGTTTGAACCACTTTCAGCGTGGGGCGCACCTATAAGTGTTTGTGCGTGGGCGTTGGAGCTTTCACAATAAAACTTTATTTGAGAAACAGCAGAGCCACTATTTTTAAGGTCAATAAGACCTGCTTCAATACCTACAAAGCCATCAATCAGAACAACACCAGAACCATTAGGTGTTATAGCAATATTACCATTAGATGTAGACGTTGTAATAGTACGAGCTAAAACATCTAAGTTACCACCTAGCTGTGGTGTAGTGTCTTCAACAACGTTAGAGATAGCACTAGAAGTAGCCAGGCCTGATACAATAGCACTTCTTGTTATTTTCTTTAAACCACCACCAGATGTATCAATGGCTAAGAATACGTCATCACTTGCAACAGTACTTATCTCTGATAGATCACCAACAGCAGTAGGATTAAAGTTTGTACCGTCAGCAATAAGAAGCATACCTGCAGTGTTAGTTCCCATAACTAGGTCATCACCAGTTATAGTTAGGTCACCACCAACTACTAAGTTACCTGACACATCTACTGCGCCGTTAATGTCTACAGTAGTCGCAGCAATTTGTATTTCAGTGTCTGCTACAATGTCCAGTTGTCCATCTGCAGAAGAGTTAATGAATAGCCCTGTGTCACGGAACTGTATTTTATTTGCAGCATCAATTGTAGTAGCAGCAGCTATATTTACTGCACCATCAATGTCTACAACATCTAAGTTCGTTACACCATCAATGTCTACGTTACCTGATATATCTAAAGATGTACCTGTCAGTACTCCTGTAACACCTAGTGTACCTGTTACTGTAGCATTCTCATCTACATCAAGAGTATCAATGTGTGCTGTACCATTTATGAATATGTCACGCCACTCTTGTCCTGACGAACCTAAGTCAAACGATCCAGCAACACCATTAGGAATAATGCTAGAGTTTACGTCTGCACCAAAGACAACGTTATCTGTAACCGCATCACCAAGAGTAATTGTACCACCATTAAAGGTAGTAGTACCTGTTACTGTAGCATCACCTGCAACTGTAAGATTACCACCTACAAGTAAATTACCTGATACATCTAGTATACCATTCATATCAATTGTAGTAGCAGCAATCTGGATCTCTGTGTCAGCTATAAGATCAAGTTGACCATCAGCACTAGAGTGGATGTAGATAGCAGTGTCACGAAACTGTAGCTTTTCTGATGTAGCAAGTAAGATGTCATCAGAGAACGTAAAGTAATCCTCATCTTCACTCCAGATGATAGCACCATTGTTAGAGCCGCCGTCCCAAGTAAGTGTAATGTCACCTGCACCAGTACCTATAGTAACATTGTCAGATGCCACTAAAGATATAGGACCGCCTTCTCCAGCAGTGCCATCGTGAGTGTGTCCTGTATTAACAGCAAATGCAGCTAGAAGCTGATCAAACTCATTGTTAAACAGATTGGCGGTAATTACATCGCCATCTGTAAAGGTTGATTGTCTTGTGTATGTAGCGCCCATTTAACGTCTTGCTCCTAATGTATACTCTAACTGAAAACCTTTAAGGGAGTAAGGTGCAGACTCACCCCCGTCATTTATTCTCAGTACAACAGAAAAACCTGATCCCTCTACTGGCTGTCTTATAAGAGGTTGAGAAGGGCCACCAAAAACAAACCTAACTGCACCATTAGCAGTACTAAATACAGCTAATCCAAACTGTGCAGCTACTGCATTGGAATCCAAAGAGTATGGTTCAGGTCTAGTAGAGTCTGAATTTTCATTGTCATATCTTATTACTAACTCTGCATCAAGAGCAGACTCAGGTTTATAGTTAATGATAACCCTTTGCATATGCTTTCGTATACCAGAATCTCCAAACGACATGTCAGAGCTTCTATATCTACCTAGTACAGGTATACCATCAAAAGTATTACCCTTGTCTTGCCTATGTATATGACCAGAAAAGTCTCCGTGAAGAACTATAACATCACCTGCTTTAACAAAAGTATCTGTGCAAGAAGGTTTTATACCACGTACTTCAGAAAACTCAAATTTATCTTGCCTCATAACGCAAGTAATACCTCTAGTAATACTATCAGACTCACCATTTTTAGCAAAAAATATTCTGTACTGTGTCTTGTCAGGTATGACAACACTTTCAAATAATGCAGAGTCCTTAATGTTTTTATCAAAGATAGACTGTACGCTTTTACTTATTGTACCTAGCTCAGTATCGCCAATCTTTGCAGTAGCAGCAACTGTACGCAGTCCATCAGGACCAAGGAATACTAAGTCACCACCAAATTCTTGTATGGTGTCACCATTAATACAGCCAATGTTTCTAGTAACAGGTACGATAGCAAAGTCTGCTGCTGTGTTTCCTGCAAGTTTAAATATTCTGTTTTCACAAAAGATAAAAAGACTGTCACGGAAAACTTTTATGCCTGTAATAGTATCGTCTACTCTAATGGTTCCTGCAGGTAAAGATACACCCGTGCTAAAACCATCCTCGTTAAAGCCTTCACTAAAACTTAATAGTTCTGGGGTAGTAGATTTACCAGCATAGAACATATGAGATTTAAAAGAAGCTACAAACTTAGAACCTGTAACTGCACTTGCACTGACATCAGTTGCACTAAGAGCTAAGTTAAAAACTACAGGTGCATTTACTCCATCTACACATACGATCTTTTCATTACCATCATAATTGAAACGTTCAAACCTATACTTAGAAGCATTAGTTCTACCAGTGTCTATCTCTGTCCAAGGCGAGGAAACAACTGCCCTATTAAGGTGAGATGCAGCACTGGTGCTTTCTGTACCCCGTGTTACTCCTGTAAACTCATTAGGATTTGATGCAGCGTCTACACCTGTGTAAGTGAATAGTTCTAAGTCTATCTGTAGAGTACCACTAGTTGCAAACCCTGCAACAGAGTCTGCTTTAATTACACCAGAACCTGACATAGATGTACTTGCACTTATAGCAAATGCTAACTCAGTAGAAGCAGCAGAGAATATCTTTTCTCCTCTACACGCTATTACTTTGTTACCAAACTTAGCTACACCTATTACCTTCTCGTTGATACTGGCTGTATGTGGTACTACATGATTGACAAACCTACGGTAGCCGTTCATTCTCCTGTAGCCGCCCTCAACGTCAGGCTCAAAGTTCTCTAGTACTAGAGCTTCCCCCGGTTGCATAAGAAAAGAAGAACGGTTTAAAACTAAACCGCCCTCACAGTTAAATGCTGCAGGTTGTACTTGAGAACTATCTGGCATTAAAAGGACACCCCAGAGTTAGAACTTGTAGGTCTGTTTATTACAGTAGACCTGATGTAATCAAACTTGTTAACTAATAAGCTTTGGATATTCTTAATGCCATCCTCAAAACGGTCAAAGTTAATCTGGTACTGTTGCATCTCACCTCTGTACTGGTAGAGGAATGCTGCAGCGCCATCTGTAATGACAGGTTTAAATCTATTAGGAATACTAGTAGTGTCGCCGTGTGCAGTCAAGTCATCAGGGAACGTAAAGAAATCATATAGTAGTGTGTACTCTTTGTCAGGGTAAGGGTACAGTAAATAATTGTTATCAAGGGTGCGTACAATGTACTGAGGCACACCTCCGTTATCAAACTGTGTAACTACTACGCCACTAGCGTAAGCTGCAGCAGTAGTACCCTCAGCACCTCTTGTGCAACCTGTAAGAGTATTGCCTGAGATAGCAGTATAAGAGATCAACTCACTAGCTATGTAGACACTGCCTGATGCTGCAAAGCCTGTAGTTGAAACAAGGGTCAGGGTAGTCACAGAATCTGTGTGTGTGCCATTCAGAGTTGTAGATTCAACTTCATCTTCTTGAGTTGCAAACTCTTTGCTTATGTACTCATTGTAATTAAGTCTTTTTAAATTAACCCCTGATGCACTGAGATCAGTATTCTTTTTTATTCTTGCTGTATTGTAATCTATGTATTTTGTACCAGTTGGTATGGTGTATCTTACTACACCCGGAACTAATGTAGAAGTGTTAGTGGAATGATTAAATGGGTATGCAAATTCTTTTTGATTAATGTGTCGTATAGCTTCATTGATAGCATTTTTAGATTGTACTTGAACACCTCTAGCAGAAGTAAAATCACCAGCAGTAAGCACGACTTCATTCATTCTAGTGAGAACGTCATTCGTTAGTTCAAGGTATGTCAGAGCCATTATGCTTCCTTAAAATGTAGCAATGGGGCCAGCACAAAGCCAGCCCCAAAGTTTAGTAATGTATTACAGCAAGTCACGCTGGGCTTCAGCAGCCTCAGTATGAGCAGCCGAAATATCTGCAATTACTGCATAGACACGTAAGCGTCCAGTTGCAGCAGCAGCACCAGCAATAACTACATCAATGGTATCTGACGCAGCGACAAGAGCTAATGCAGCAGCAGCATAAGTAGATGCAGCACCAGTGTTTACAATGTTAGCTTCGCCGTTAGTACCAAGTACAAGGTATGTACCAGCAGCAGCATCCAAAGCAGCACCGTCAACAATGTCATCTCCACCAGCGAAGTCAATATTACAAGTACAACTTGCAGTAAAAGACTTCATGATTTCCGCACCGCCAGCAAGCATTACTGATTCAGCGGGGATTTCAAGTAGTTGGAAAATGTCACCATTAGCAATGGTAGCACCTGCAGCAATCATAGCATCAATATCTAAGATTGCTTCAATGGTTCGTACAGCATTACCAACTACTGTTGGAACAGCAAGAACGTTTGCTCCAACACCAGCAGTATCAACGGAAGTCATATCAAAAGTAGCCATAGTTTATATCCTCCCTTACGCTGCGTTATAACGAGCAGTGACGATTGCTTCTGGACGAAGAATCTTCCTACCGTATAGATGCATACCACGAACAATGTCAGCAAAGCTGTCAGGGTCACGATATGTTTCTGTCTTATTGATTTGCTCCGCAGTAGCTACAGAGGAATCGTGTCCCGCCATAATTACTCCGAGGTTAGTCAGTTGGTTTGCGGTTCCTGCAGTTCCCGGTCCAGTGCCTAGTGCTGGCAGATTGGACGAAGAGTATACACGAAAGCCATGAAAGTTGCTTACGGTTAGACCGTTACGCAGTCCACCCGAATCACCGAAGTCTGCATTCATGAAGCGTGAATCTTCATCAGCAAGAATTTCCATGAATACTGGATCAACTACCAGCCAGCGACCTTGTGAGTCAACTTGCTGTTGGTCAAGCAAACGCTTCATACGAGCAATAATCATTGCAGGAGAAACAGTTGCAGTTGGCAACGAAGTAGCACCCGGCATACGTGCAGTCACAGGAATTGAGTGAGTGCCAGCAGAGGTAGTAGTAATGTTACCAAAGTCACCTTTATGCAGTTGCATAGATGCAAGCAATTCATTAGAAC